CTACTTCGCCTTCGTCTTCACCGTCAGCGTTTTTCATTTTTTCATCAGCTTCGTCTAAATCGTCAGCAAGTAGATTTTCATAAATGTCTCTTGATTTTGCTACCACAATCTCGTGGAATAGCTCTTCCGCTTTTTCGCGGTCTTCATTAATAAGATGCTCAAGCATCTCTTCAAATTTGTTTGAATTTGCCATTATTTGTCTCCTGTTAATGTTTACCTATGGTAAGGCTGTCACTAGTATTTACATCTTTGGGAGAAAAGTGCGTAGAAATAGGCCAAAAACGGAGTTTTTTGGCCAGGATTATGATAACTGGAAGATTTTCATGAAATCTTGTACTGTAATTGTTGTTAAATTATCAAATTTATTTAGCTCCTCAGGACAATAGTTATCAGATGCTATTACCCTAACGAACTGTGTATTCTTGTGTTCTTTGATTACTGCTGTGGTTTGACGCAACCAATTGCCAAAAAATGTAGCACCGTCTTGGCTTTTTTTATAATTTGGTGTATCTGCATATACATTATTAAACTTAGACCCTTTTTCTAAACCTTTGTAGTCAAATCCTAAAATATAAATTCTTTCGTATCCGTGCTGTGCAGCTAACCATAGTGCTGTTGGGCCGCTACTCCAACCTTTTGAAGGATTAAACAAATTTAAATTAGGAATACGCTGATATGCTTTATTTGGATTAGTCCATACAGTGTGTTTTTTTTGATATCCTGTTTTTGATATTTCAAGTATCATTTTTGCATCAACGGCTACTAGATAGTCAGGCACAAATGTTCTATAAAGAGCATTGCATCCATAAGTTTTTCCTATAGGTGCTAGTTCTTCTATGTTTACAGGAGCACGACTTGTACCATTACCTATAACAAATGCTATGTGGTGATTGCTTTTTTCTACATGGTGTATGTCTGGAAAGTTTTGAACTTTTGAAAGACGTCGTGATTGTTTTTCAGCTTTACGCTGAGATCTAATCTCGTGCCACTGTTCTTTGGTAAATTGTCTTTTATCTATTTTTGCCAATTATCATACTCCGGCCGCCTCGGCTTGTGCTGCTAGTCCATACATTTGACGAACAAAATCCATTTCTTTGTTTTTTTCTTCTGTATGTAGTTCACTTGCTTTGCGGGCACGATTTATTTGGCTTAAAGTTAATCGTGTCTTCCGGGTATCGTCAATATCGACAATTGACTGATCATACTGAGGCTCATATCTATTGTCTTCAACAGGTTCAATAGTTTCTTTATCGTAATAAAATAATTCTCTCAGTATCATAATGTTATTTACCTTAAATTTGATCTGCGCCGCCAGTTTCGCCGCCAGCACCGCCGCCAAGTTCTTCGCCTGTTGCTGTTTCTGGTGGTGCACCTTCTCCGCCATCTTCTGCTCCGCCTTCAATACTTGCTTGATCTTCTGCTCCTGAAATGTCTGCACTAATTCCTGCTGAACTAATACCAACACTACGCATTTCACCTGATGCATCACTCGGAGGTGGTGTTAGATTTTCATCGTTTTCTTCTCTCCACAAGCGTTCGTTCTCAGCAACATCTTCGTCACTTAATCCTAAGAATCTTTTTAGTGCAAATCTATTTGAAATAAATGGTATTGCTTGTACTTGTGCAAATGAACCAATTCTTTGATTATCTAATTCTGTTTGTCTATATGCTGCAAAGTTTTGCGGTGGCATAAATTTAAGATCAAACATCGCTGTGTCAATGTTTACACCTTTTTCAAGTAGATAGCGTTTAAATTCTTGATCAAATTCTTCTACAAGTAAGTTTTGCAATCTTTCACAGTATGTGTTAAACCTTAATTCTTGAATAAATGCTGTGCCAACCCTGCCGTCATTATAGCTTGCTTGGCTATCGTCTGCGCCAGTAGGTAAGTATGAACTTGGTATACGGAGACCACGAACGAGTTTATTAGTAAAGTATCTAAGATCATCAATCTCTCCTAGGTTAGTACCTCCAGGTAGTGTTTCAACTTTTGATCCTCTACCTTCTGCTGTTTGTGGGAAGAAGTAATCTTCGTTAGTTGATAATGGATTGTATGCACTATCAATTACATTTGTACCTCCGCCTGTTTTACTTGGAATACGCCTTTGGTGTATTTCAGTTTTTACACGCTCCACAAATTGCATAGCAAGGTGTGATGGCATGTTACCTACGTCAACATAGAATACTCTGCGCTCTGGCGCTCTTTGTACACGATAGATAATAATTGCATCTTCAAGCAATTCTTTTTGTTTGTAAACTTTAAAAATTGATTCTAATAATGAATTACCAAACGGATAGTTGTTGTCTAGTCCTTCGCTAAGACTAATATGAAACATGTGTTCTGCACTAACTGCTGTTTCACCTTCTTCAATTGAAAATCTAGAACCAGGAGTATTAGGATAGTTACCAACCATTCCTCTAACACCGCCTTGATAGTAACCGCTGCCGCCTCCAGTAATATTACCTGTATTTTCATGTGGCTTAGTTGCTACTAAGTCTTTAAAATTAAACTGTACATCTTTTACAACATACTGTTCAGGAATTTTTCCTTCACTTTCATTTACAATAATACGCAGTACTTTAGCAGGATCAACATGATATAATTTTTTAGTTTCAGGATCTCTTAAGAAAAATCCATCTCCGTATTTAAATACATTACGGAAAATACGAAACATTCTATTTTCAAAATTATTAATTTTATACCATTGTCTTAGATATTGTCCAAGTATTTGTATTTCTGTATTTGTAGCACTCTTATGGTATTTAAATTCAAAGTGTGTATCGTTTTTCTTGTTTTTTTGACTACAAAATTCTGCTAGGATATCTAGTGCAGCATTAACTTCACTATCAATATCCATAGTGTTATATTGACCATAACGCTCAACACGATTTGGTGTTCCAACATAAACATCTGGTAAGTATGAACTGTAATTTGATCTAGCTGGGCCTGGCCTAGTTGCAGCACTCCTACCGTTGATAGGACTGTAACTTCCTGACATGTTGTCTCCTGTTGGTACAGGAGTAAAATATTTTTTCCAGCTCATTTTATATTCCTACGCTTGACATAACATTACCATCTAAACCTTTTGTAGCTCTTAGTTGTTTAGAAGCAATTTCAAGCCCATTTCTATTTAGTTCTACTAATTGTAACAGAGTTTGGTTCAGGTTGTCAAGTGAATTCTCTGATGTTTCGCCCATTCTGCTTACGGGTGGTTGTGATACACTATTTACATCTGTTAACATGTTTTCCAATGCAGACGGACTAAATTTACCGCCTCCCATTGCACTTTCTGCGGCTTGTAATGCACCTTTAGCAGAATTGGCTACTATTGCTGCCATTTGCTCTGGTTTAGTTACTGATTCTAACCCGTGTAAGGGTTGGAATGTGCCCTCTCCAAAATCTTTAAATAGCGAACCAGCACCAGGTGTTCCACCTTCAAATCCAAATAAACCTTTTATACTATCAAGTGCCCTACTAAACCAATCTCCACTACTGCCTGATGTAGTATCTTGTTCACCCATATTTTCTCGTCTTGTTGTTAAAAGTGCGTCAGCAAGAGCTTTAGAAATCTGTCCAGTTGAATCTAATACACCTTCTGTTACTAATGCAGCTTGAGCTGATTGTTTTTGCCCGGCACTTGAAGCTGAATCAGCTAATATTTTTAAGTTAGCTACTGTCTCTTCTGATATCACACCTGCTGCTTTTAATTGATCAGCAAAAAGTTCAATGTTTGGAATAGTTTCTGATAGTGTTGAGCCGGGAATCATTTCATTTAACATTGCTAAGAAATTTTGTGTCTCAACTCCTAGTTGGGTTGAGATTTTTTCGTTTAATGTTCCATATGCAGATAATAATAAAGTGTTAGATTCTATCTGCTTACCTAATAATGTATTAAATTCTGAAGCTGTATTTGCAAGTGCTACTTGTGCTGTGTTTACAGCAGTTAGTGCTTGCTGTCCTGGTTGCTCTCCTGCCATCTGTGTTTCTTGGCCGGCAGCTATAGTTTGTAGATTAGCAACAAATGCTTCTCTAAATGTAAGTTCTTGCCCTGTTGCATCTTTAATTCTTTGCTGTAGTGCCATTGTACCATCAATGATCGGTGCCATTTCTTCTAGTACATCTGCTTGTCCTTTTGCAATATCACTAACTTGAGAAAGTGTTGCAAGTGTTAAACCTTGTCTACTTTGTGCAAAGTCTGCTGTTGCTTGGGCAGCTTCTTGAGCTAGCCTTTCAGCTTCTGCTACGTCACCGCGTTTGTTTGCTTCAGCGGCCTGTTGTAAAAGTGCATATGCTTCTTGGTTAGTTGCTGCAAAGTTTTTAGTCGCTTCTGTCATAGGAGCGCCAGTTTGCATTAAATCGTCAAACAAGTTACCAACTACATCCGGTGCTGCATCAAGAGCAGTTTGTGCTTTATTGTATGCTTCTTGTGCTCCTGTAACTCCGTCCATTTCTAATAGACGCAATCTTGCTTGTGTAGCGCCAGCTCGCTGTCTAGCAATCAATTCATCTTGCATCTGCTGTGCATCTTTACCAGTAAGTTTAGCGACAACACTCATGTTTTTGGCAAGTTCTTGTGCTTGTTTTACTTGTTCAGCATCTGACATTTGCGTCATCATTGCTTGACGTCTGTTTAGTTCTGTATTTTTAATAACAAATTCGTTGGCTTCTTCTATGCTATAGCCAAGATTCATAAATCCTTCAATAGCACCAGTGGAATACATTGCATTGCTAAGATCAGCAAATCTTTTTGCACCTTCACTAGCATTACCAGCTAGTCCAACAAGGCTTTGAGCGTTAGTTGCAACCATGTTAGCAAATTGATCTAATGGCATGCGGCTTTTAGCTGCTTGCACACGCAAGTCGCCTAAATTACCATTTAAACCAATACCAACTTTACTTAAATTTTGAAATACACCTTGGGTGTCTTCGATATGTCCTGCAATTCCACCTACTGCGCCACCAAGTCCTTGAAGAACTTCTGGCATCATACTATTAAAGTCTTTAGCAAATGATTTAATAGAGCCGCCGCCTTCGTCAAGAATACGCATAAACCCAGAAGAGGCTTTGTTTAAAGAGTTTTGTGATGACTTAGATGTATCACCGCTGGTGCCCCCCGCAGGAGCAGTCGTAGATGTGCTTTGGCTAGCTTTAGTAAAACCAGCACTAATTGCATTTACTATATCGTCTTTATCACTTTGGTCTAATGCCATTCAGAATCCTTTAGTCGCATTTCTTTGGGTCATAAATAAATGCGTATAACTATTTATGCAAGGATTAAAATGTCAGATTTTTTACAAAAACACCAAAGACAACCTAAGATTTTTATAGACCTGCCAAGTAATGGGCAGTTTTATGATGAATCTATAATACAAGATATGCAAACTACCAACTTGCCGGTATTTGGTATGACGGCAATGGATGAAATTATTTTAAAAACACCAGATGCACTATTTACAGGTGAAGCAACTGTTCGAGTAATAAAAAGTTGTATTCCTGCTATATTAGATCCCTGGAAACTAGTAGGTTATGATATTGATTATATTCTTATTGCATTAAGAATTGCAACCTACGGTGACGAAATGCCTATGGAAACTAGATGTACTAGTTGTTCTGAATCTAACCGAAGTTCAATCAGCTTAGGAAAACTACTCGAGTCATTTAGTGAATATAGTAATACTACCAGTTTTAAAATGGGAGAGTTAACTGTAAACATTGCTCCTATTTCTTATAAAACTACTACAGAATTTAGTAAAGAACAGTATGTTTTAGAAAGACAAATGACTCAGATTACTAATGCAACAATAACACAAGAAGAAAAAGACAAGATGCTTCAGGACATTTTAACTAAAATGACCAACATTACACTAAGACTAAGTGTTTCTTATATAGATAGTATAACTGACGGTACTGATAGTGAAGCTGACAGAAATAAAATATTAGATTTTATATCAAACAATGATGCTGAGTTTTATAAAGAACTTCAAGCTAAAATTAAATCTATATCTGAGAATTGGAACTTGCCAACATTTGATATAATTTGTGGTGCAGAAGAGTGTAGTACCGAATACAAGTCAAAAATTAATGTGGATTACGCGAGTTTTTTCGGAGCCAAATCCTTACGCTCTCGGAATCTGACATTATCGAGCTAGACAAGTCTTACGAAAACGAAATCAAACAATTAAAATACGATAATTATAAACTAGGATGGTATATGAGAGGATCTTTTTCTTATCACGATCTTATGCACTGTATTACCTATGAAGATAGAGAAATTTTACAAAGAATAGTAAAAGAAAATATCGAGCTAGTTGAAAAAACTAAAATGGCAATTATTTAACTTGTGCTACAGCAGCTTTTCCGCCTTTAGAAATCTTTTCAACTTCTCCGCTGTCAACTTTTTTCTTAGTAACTTTAAGAACTTTCATTAATTCTGGATCATTTTTAAATACATCTTTAATTGCATCTGCTGCGCCTTTAGCAGCTTGTTGCTTCTGTATTTGTTTCTGTTCCATATAAACTTTAATATCTTCGTTAATTCTTGCTTCCCAATCTTCTTGTAGACTTTCATTTGGACACTGTGGGAAAGATATTACTTTAAGTGTAGCAGGTCCTATCATTGAAGCCAACATATAGTCAGCAATATATTCAGCAACTGTAGTGCTTGTTAGAAGTTTTGCAATCATGCTTGCTAATACACCTGCACCTACCCAAGCTAGTGCAGTAGCAATCCACCCTGCAATCGGTAACGCCATTAAGAAAAGACTCAATGTTCTAATTAATCCTGTTGATGCTAGAGCAACACCTGTAGCCATCATAGCAACATTTTCGAGTATTGTTCTGCGTATCTTCATTTCGTACGCATCTAATCGCCTGTCCTGAAGATTACATCCGTTTTCCATGTAGACCTTTGCCCAAGCATCTAAATCGTCTGCAATATCTTCAACAGCCATAAACCCAAACACCACATTTCCTACTAAAGTACCTTTCATTGTAGCAAGGATACTTTTACCTATTCCTTTTGCAGTGCCAACTGCTGCCTTTCCAAGTGACTTAGAACCGTCAACATTAACTTTTTTCGGATCAAAGTTTGTATTAAGTTTTAATCCTGTTCTAGCTTGTGCTTGTTTAAATGCAGATTTAAATTGATCACTGTCCAAACCGTGGGTTAGAAATGATCTGTTTAGTTTAATCGATGTTGAAGCTGCGGCTGCTTTGCTATTTACAGTACCAACTGGATTACCTTTCGGGTCTTTGATTAACCAATCGCCGCCGGAAGCCTTAGTATAATCAAATTTGTTAGGTCCAGGTGCAATATCTACAGCTGATAATGCGCCGGCTACTGTGTTACCTAGTCCTACTACTAAATTTGTATTTCCTAAAGGTAATATTTCATCTATTTGATTTTCTGTAATTTGATATACTTTCATCTGACGTTCCTAAATCTTTAACTGATATTATTTATCTCGGACCTGAAAAGAGTAAATATTCTACTATGAATAGTAAAATAGACGATCCATGCGATGATTGTTCACATTGGGCAGGACACTTAAATGTACACTAACTTTAAAGTAGTAGACGCAAGAACACAAGAAGTTGTTGTAGACAAATTGCTCGATCTAACACAAGCCAATGATACCATGCAGATCCTTAAAGAGCAAAACCCAAATGTAGATTATGAAATTGTCGAAACACAACATTCTACAGTTAAACCTGGTTTCGGAAGAGATCCTGATTTACATTAAGTTTGTTGTAATGAAATGAGCTAAAGCTCATTTGTGTTTCGCTTACGCTCGACACTTTTATATTTGATTTATATTTGATATGATTAAGTGCGAAGCACTAATGCTTCATGTAGATTGTTTCAGTCAGACGGAACCTAATCGCTGGTTCCATCTAATCTTGACACTTCATGTGAGTTCGTCACAGCCGAGATTCGGAAGTAGGTAATTGTTTATACACAAAGTACAATGGGCTCTGACCTTTCCCAACCTACGTCGACATATGTAACATAAAGAATACATTAACTAGGTTAATGCTATCTATATAATACATTACCTCTCGCTTCGTTCCTATTGCTAAAGAGTTTTTATGTACTGTGTTTGTGTTTTTCGACAGCCAACAATCTATCTATACCAACC